CTTTACAGGACTGGGTATCTAACACAGTTTCGGAAGCTGATGCTCTTGGTTGTAATGTGCTATATCCTGCTTATCGCAGTTTCCCTGAAACCTTTGCCAACGATCACACTAGGTTGTATGTGCCCTGGAGCATCGATGACGCAGTGAACAAACTGCGAATCCAGCTAGCTGGCCCACATGTTAATCAAGGCAAGATCAGTGACTGGAATAATGGCACCATTGATCGCATCTTAGACATTATGGAAACTGCTGGTACTGTTGCCGAAGGCGGAATGGCTTGTAAAGCCACCCAATGGAATCGTTCTGGTAATCGATACAGAGACCATGTTGCTGGGGCCAAGTACTAAATGGACAAGTGGGTTGCTGTTACAGGGGCCTGTGGCTACATTGGTGGGCAAACAGTCTTAAAGTTCAAAGACAAGGGCTATAAAGTACTGGGCGTAGACCGTGCCGCAACTGCGCCATGGATTCGTCAAGCCTGTGATGCATTTGTCGAGGGTGATTTTACCAACCTTATGTTTATTCTCAATGTTGTTAATAACAATGTTGAGGCAATCATACATTGTGCTGGGACTAGTCTAGTTGGTCCCAGCGTTCTAAGTCCTGGTCAGTACTATGTCAACAATGTTGGCAATACCGCCAAGCTCTTGGCCATTTTAAAAGAAAATAAATGGCAAGGTACTTTTGTATTTTCAAGTAGCGCGGCTGTCTATGGCAATCCCGTAGAGTTTCCATTAACTGAAAATTCGTTAAAGGTACCAGTTAGTCCCTATGGTCATAGCAAGCTTATGACTGAGCAAGCTATAAAGGACTGCGCCTTTGCATATAACCTAAAGGCCATTTCGCTGAGATACTTTAATGCCTGTGGAGCCGATCTCAAAGGACGACACGGACAATTAAAAAATGCCACGCATCTAATTGCAAGAATCATGGAGAGTGTACTCAATAAGAGTGTGTTTACTTTAAATGGTACCAACTACGATACACCAGATGGTACTTGTGTTCGTGACTACTTACATGTTGATGATATTGCCAACGCACATTACCTCTCTGTACAATACGCACAGACTATGGAAACTGGTAGTAGCCAAGAATTTAACCTAGGCACTGGCACTGGTATCAGCATCAACGAAATCATAGCCAGTGTTGAAAGAAATATTCCATACAAGGTTCTAGTACATAAAGGACCGCGTCGTGAAGGCGATCCTGCTAAATTAGTTGCTAGTTCCAGTAAAATTGTCAAGCACATGGGTTGGAAACCTGAAAACAGCAGCATCGATAACATTGTTCGATCTGCTTGGGCTTGGTATAACTCGACTGAATTTAAAAATAGAGCATGAAACTAAATCAACATGACATTGGCGGTGAAGTTGTTAAGAGCAACGAGACCTATGTGCTCAAAGACAATCGCACTTTAAAAAATCTAGTATTGAGTAGCACTCTTCTATATCGAGGACAGCAGACTCGCGGACACCGACACAGCGGCCAAGAAGAAGTGTACTTCTTTGTCCAAGGCAACGGTAAAATGATTGTCGGTGACGAAACCAGTGAACCCTTTATCGTCAATGCAGGAGATGTTGTACTAATTCCAGATGGTGCTTTTCATCGCGTAATTAACGATGGTGAAATGCACATGATGTTTAATTGTGTCTTTGACGGAAAGCGTAATCACTAATGAAAGTAGGTTTTACTTGTTCAACCTTTGACCTCTTACATGCAGGTCATGTAGCAATGTTACAAGAAGCAAAAACTCAATGCGACTATTTGATTGTAGGTCTACAAAACGACCCAACCCTTGATCGCCCTAGCAAAAATAAGCCTGTACAAAGCATTGTTGAACGGCAGATGCAGTTGCGAGGAAGTAAATATGTTGATGAGGTTTGGATCTATAACACAGAAAAAGACCTCGAAGATTTACTTTTAACCTTACCACTTAATGTGCGTATCTTGGGCGTTGAGTATGAGGGTAAAGAATTTACCGGACGAGAAATTTGTCATAAACGAAATATTGACTTGTATTTTAACAAACGCGATCACAGCTTTAGTTCAAGCAGTCTAAGAAGGCGAGTGTATGAAGCTGAAGTTGCCAAGGAATGGATAAATGAAAATCAGTGATTTAAAAGAAAATGTAAATGATGCATGGTTTGAAACTGGCAGCTTCAAGACTTTTAAAAAGCCTGCACAAGAAAAATATGAAGTTGCACAACAGGCAGGAACTGTTGACACTTTAGAAGGACCTGTTCGCTATGAAGCTGGTCATTATATTATGACTGGTCCCAAGGGAGAAAAATATCCTATTACTCCTGAAAAGTTTGCAGATCTCAAAGAGGATTTTGGAAATGGCATTGCTAGCCCCAAGAAGATAATGAAGGTAGCCAAGCTTGCTGACCATGATGGTGTGTTGCACACCTCCTGGGGCGACTTGAATTACACCGCTGGCAATGACTATATTGTTCGTCATGGTCCAAACGACTACGGCGCCGTGAAGAAAGATATCTTCATGCAAACCTATGATACTTCAGGAATTAACTAATGGAAGTTGTAATTTACAGCAAGGACAATTGTCCATACTGCGATATGGCCAAGAACTGGTTCAAACGAAAGAACCTTACTTTTACTGAACACAAAATTGGAACCAATGGTTTTACTAGAGAAATGCTATTAGAAGCTGTACCAACGGCAAGAACCGTTCCTCAAATCATCGTTGATGGTGAATTAATTGGTGGCTGGACTGATTTGTGTCAAAGCAAGTTGTATGCCCAGTACAGTAATTCAAACTGAGTATCGGTTAAAAACAGTACTGCCCTTGGAACAAGTGCCTGACCTAAGAAGTTGGCTACAAAATAACCTCGGGCATTCCTCAACAGCATGGAAGATTGAAACGCACAGTGGATCTTTTTTTAACTGGCGAGGAATTGCAGGTGCTGTTAAATCTAAAAATCCCGAAACTAAATTGCCAGTTACTGTAATTGTAACGGTATATGAATTTAAACATTTGCTGATCTTTGCTAAGTCCTGGGAAACCGAGCTATTGCTAGAAGAGTAAGATTTTGCTATAATATAGTATAAATAACTGTGCTACACAAAGGTAGCAACATTTCAAAATTAATCCGCGTAAGGAAGGAACCCTATGTCATATAACAAAACAAAAACCGATCCCGCCTTGGGACAACTTGTACACGAGCACTTGGTCAAGTGTGGTGTAGAAACTCCAGTAAATCAGAACAGCCTAGACCGTAAAGAAAAGATTGATCTCATTGAGAGCCACTTTACCAAGATCATGCAGACTCTTGGATTAGATCTCAGCGATGACAGCCTCATCGAAACACCCAAGCGTGTGGCCAAGATGTATGTCAACGAAATCTTCTGGGGCCTTGACTATGATGCATTTCCTAAATGCACCACAGTTGACAACAAGATGAAATACGACGAAATGGTTGTCGAGCGTAATGTCAATGTACAAAGCAACTGCGAACATCACTTTGTGGTAATTGATGGTGTGGCCACTGTTGCTTACATTCCCAAGCAAAAGGTTCTAGGACTTAGCAAGATCAACCGCGTAGTTGAATACTTTGCCAAGCGTCCACAGATCCAAGAACGCCTCACCGAGCAGGTCTATCACGCACTACAATACATTTTAGAAACCGACGACATTGCCGTAGTCGTAGATGCCCAGCATTACTGCGTTAAGAGTCGCGGTGTCGAAGATGTTGGTTCATCTACAGTAACCAGCAAACTTGGTGGTGTGTTTAAGTCTGATCCAAGCGTTCGCTTAGAGTTTATGAACATCGTTAATAACTGTAAAAGAGGGTAAAGTGAGTGACAAGAAAGATCAAAGTTATAACACCGATGACATAAACATTGGTTGGGAATCGCCTTGCCCGTCTCAAGACTATATTGTTCAAGGCGACTACTGCAATATGGGCATGCCAAGTGCCTCTGTTACTGCAACCACTACTAGCCTTGACATATCAAACATGGGCGCCGCAGGGTCTGTTTATGCCATAGACACTACCGACACCATTGACCTTAGCAGTATCACCATTGGCAGCGGCGGTAATACTACTATCAACAGTAATCCTTATACATTTTCAACTTGGGAAACTAAAAACACTTTGAATGGTGTTGAGGAAATACACACCAAGTCCGGTAAGAAGATTGATGTTGATGAACTGGCTGAAGTTGTTGAAACTATCAAAAAGCGGTTGCTGATACTAACACCAAACTTTGAAATGCATGAAAAATATCCAATGCTCAAAGAACTCTATGAAGAATACAAGGCATTGGAAAAGCTTTTAGGCGGTCCAGACAACGAGGAAAATAATGGTTAAACAATCACTGTCTTGGAATGAAGTTACCTGTTTGGTTAATGATTTAGCTAGACAGGTTTCTTTATCAAACTGGAAACCTGATTACATTGTAGGACTGGTTCGTGGTGGATGTGTTCCTGCTGTTATGCTCAGTCACTACCTTAATGTTCCTTGCGAATCATTGAAGGTAAGTCTGCGCGATGGAGGCAGTTGCGAAAGCAACCTATGGATGGCTGAAGATGCATACGAGGGGAAAAATATCTTGGTAGTTGACGATATCAATGATTCGGGTGCTACCATTAACTGGATCAAGCAAGATTGGCCCAGTGGTTGTTTTCCAGATGATGAAAAGTGGATCAATGTTTGGGAAAACAATGTGAAATTTGCTGTATTGGTTGACAACTCTGCCAGCGAAGCGTATAGTAACTTCTGCGGCATGACTGTTAACAAGGCCGAAAATGATGTTTGGATTGATTTTCCTTGGGAATCTTTTTGGAATAGGAACACACAATGAAAGTAGGATTTAGTCTGGGTCGGTGTGTGCGAGATATTGTCAAAGGTCTAGTTGACATTGAAGATGTAGTTGTTGTCATTGCAGGTACTCGTATTGAGACCCAGGAGCAACTGGCCAGAGTGATTACCGAATATATGTATCGACACGACTACCTTGCCGGACTTGATGAAGCCCAGTGTCAAGGAGTTGCTAGTGTGCTTTGGACTGAAGGTAAGGTTCATCAATCGCGACTAAGTGGACATTATGCTAGACGCATTAACGAAGAAAGTGTTTGGGCGGATCTTGTGCCAACAGGAGGATTCAATAATCCCATGGTACAGGATGCATGGAACGAATATCGAGGAACTCTTTCCATCACAGAAAGTGCGCCCGAAAAAGAAGATGTTGCCAATAATTGGAGATTATAATGACCTATGTTGTAACCGAGTCATGTATTAAATGCAAGTTTACAGATTGTGTAGAAGTATGTCCTGTTGACTGTTTTTATGAAGGACCAAATTTTTTAGTTATCAATCCCGACGAGTGTATTGATTGCGGAGTGTGTGTTCCGGAATGCCCTGTTGAAGCTATTGTTGCTGATAACGACATCAGTGAAGAACAGAAGCCTTTCATTGAAATCAACAAGCGGCTGAGCTATGTTGGTTGGCCGGTTATTACCAAGCGCAAGGAAGCGTTGCCTAGTGCCGACGAGTTTAAAGACATCAAGAGCAAAAGGCACTTGCTCGAGGAATGATAGATTTTGCCAGCCTTATCAATCTAGATGATTGTGCTACTTTAGCCAAGAAATATTCTGGTGTAGTAGCATTGCCATTGGCGTTGCCAAAATTTACTTGGGACTCTGAAAAAGAGTTCTGGCGCATTTGGAATACGGATAATGCTGGTGTTACAAGGCAGCACATTGATCGTGGGGCACAAGGCAGATCGGCACCTCGAACTGATCTAGTGCAATGGGATGGACTGGCCTTGTATGAGGACCATACACTTTTAGATAAGGCTGCATGGCTCACTAAGGTTTCGCAAGAACTGAGAGAGACCCAGCCTCAATTTTTGAACTCAATTTTTGATCTTATGCCATTTAGTCGCATACGATCTGTTAGACTATGGAGTGCTAACAAACCAATTCCAGCGCACTATGATGGCAATATGCCTGCGTCGCTTGATGGTAAATTACAGTTTCCTGCTGAAATAAGAATCATGCTACACGATGCTAATACAACAGAAACTTTCTGGTGCTGTTCGTCTACCAAGTATCGTCCAGGCCCTGATACTGTTGTTCCTGACAATGATCGCTACTACATTAAATTGCCCACGGACTCAAACACATTTGCGTGGAACAATGAAGGATACTTGCACGGTGCAGATTACCATTCTCCGCATAGAAAAATTCTTGCAGTAATTAAAGGTTGGGTTGATACTAGAAGACTAGAAAAATTACTTGATCAAAGCATTGAAAAATATCCTTCGCTAATTCTTAGAGAGAAACTAAATGACTAAAATTGTAATTCAAGGTAAAGGTACAGTTGGCCTATCAACTGAAATGTTTCTTAAACATTATATCAAAGATGTTGATGTAGTGTTTAATGATCCTTTTAAGGAAATTGCAGTCAGTCAGGATGATTGGTTGACCGCTGACTATGTTGCTATTTGTGTAAACACAGACCTTGACGAATCATTGCCTTTGCCAGAAAACAATATTAAAAATGTCGTTGAAGCTATTGGCCATGCAATTGGCTGCGGATTTGGTGGCCAATTCTTGGTTCGTAGTACCATTGGTGTCGAAGATGCTGTCAAGCTAGTTAAGGAACACGGAACCAAAATAATTATGTGGCCCGAGTATATCAGAGAAGCATCATGGCAACTTGATAGTATTGCACCGCGTATGGTTCTACTAGGTGGCGATGCTGAAAACTTTGCCTTGCTGTTTGATGAAAGCTATCAAGGTCCAGTTATTATCACCGAACCAGTCGAGGCCATGCTTGCAAAATTAAGCACCAATGCATTTCTATCAACCAAGGTTATTTTTGCCAATCAAGTAAGACAACTTTGCGAAACTTATGGTCTAGACTACGGCCTAGTGAGTCAGCTGTTGGCCAATGAAGGTCGGCTGGGAGAAAGCCATTGGCAAAGTCCTGGGCCTGATGGGCGAGCTGGCTTTGGCGGTAAATGCTTTCCTAAAGATATGAAAACCTTTGAGACTGCCTTGATAAAAGCAGGCTTACCCAGTAACATGGCTCAGGCTGTTTTAGATCTGAACAAACAAATGCGACCTTAATAGTCGTTGACATTTGCTGAGAGTTTTGCTAAACTACTATTAGTTACAAATTTAGGTGATCCAATGAAGATAAAAGTAGTAAGCGACTTGCATCTAGAGTTCTCAGACATTAACATCAACAACAATGAAGGTTGTGATGTTCTAATTCTCAGCGGCGACATTATGGTAGCCCAAGATCTGCATGACCACCCCGAAATGGAATATGGCATGTACAGCAATGTAAACCTTGCTGATTTGGGCCGCAGGCAACAAACTGCTCTGCGCTTTCGCGACTTTCTAAAGCGTTGCAGTTTTCAATTTCCGCATGTTGTATATGTTGCTGGCAACCACGAATTCTATCATGGCAAGTGGAATCAGACCATTGATACTCTACGAATAGAATGCGCTAAGTTTCCTAACATACACTTCTTGGAACGAGATACTGTTACTATCAACGATGTGCTATTTGTTGGTGGCACATTGTGGACTGATTGCAACAACAACGATCCACTGACTATGCATGGTCTTCGTGATATGATGAATGATTTTCGCATTGTTCGTGTTGAAGATGCTGGCTATCGGGCTCTTAAGCCCGCTGACATTGTTGCACGGCACAAGAAGACTCTAGGCTACATTAAACTAGTCTTAGACGAAAACCGAGACAAGACTTGTGTAGTAGTAGGACACCATACTCCTAGCTTTCAAAGCTGCCATGAACAGTATGCACATGATCAGATTATGAATGGTGGCTATCACAGTGAACTCAGCGAGTTTATTTTAGATCATCCGCAGATCAAGCTATGGACACACGGTCATACTCATCATTGTTTTGATTACACTATTGGAAGCACTCGCGTTGTTTGTAATCCGCGAGGCTACCACAACGGTGGCTATGGCGAAGAAACAGGATGGAGCCCTGAGAAAGTAGTGGAAATTTAAATGCAACCAGTAACACCTCCCGAGTCAATAACAGTATGGGTATTATCTAGTTTGAGTACCACTGGATCAATGACCATGCATACTCCGTCATCGTACTCTGGAGGTGTTTTTCCAGGATATTTTATTAGGCTTGAAGATGCCCAACAGGAGCAAATGCTACTGGCTCTCAAAGGACAGAAGTCACATGTATTTCAATTAGATTTTCCAAGGCCATGAAAACTCGAGAAGAAATTATTACATCCATGTGCTATACATATCGGCATGATTATGGGCTGACTAAGCGTTCCGATCCTGGTGGTTATAGCTTTCCTTTTGAAGCCGGTATGACATTTGAGGAACAACAGGCGTTGTGGCGCCAGATGGCACAGATTTTTGACAACGACATTGCTCCGCATATGGAATTCAAAGATGCAACGACCAAAGAGGCCACCTAAAAGTGTAGAACCAACTGAACTGCATAAAGATTTACTTGACAGAGAGTTTAAAGTAGGTCAGTATGTTGCAGTATCGGACAGCGGGTTATACATTGCAAGAGTAACTAGATTTACAGCTAAAATGGTAGAAGTTGAAAAAATTAATAGCAAGTATCGCAGCAAAAGATTAAAGTATGCCAGCGACATGGTAATACTAGATGGCCCAGATGTGTTTATGTGGGTGTTAGCAAACGGTTTATAAAATGAGAATCGAAGAAGATATTAAGTTGGACTTTCGTGATGTGCTGATTCGCCCCAAGCGAAGCACACTGGCTAGTCGCAAGGAAGTAGAACTAAAGCGTACATATACCTTTAAGCACAGCGGCTGGGAGTGGTCTGGTGTTCCTGTTATGGCTGCTAACATGGACGGCGTTGGAACCACTGCCATGGCTGAAGCGTTGTACGAGCATCGCATGTTTACCTGCTTGGTTAAAAACTACGACGAAGATCAGTTGTTTGATCTAGTTGGCGGTATTGGTGGCAATTACTTTGCTGTTAGTACTGGCATTGGCGAAAAAGACTTTGTTAGACTGAGCCGCATCATCAATGCCTATCCAGAGATTCACTTTATTTGTATTGATGTTGCCAACGGCTACAGTGAACAGTTTGGCGACTATGTAGCAGATGTTAGAGAAGCGTTCCCTCATTGCACTATCATTGCTGGCAATGTAGTTACTGCTGACATGACTCAAGAACTTATTTTGAGAGGAGCAGACATTGTCAAAGTTGGAATCGGACCGGGATCGGTATGTACGACTAGGTTACAAACTGGGGTTGGCTACCCGCAACTTAGTGCGATCATTGAGTGCGCTGATGCGGCGCATGGGCTTGGTGGACATATCATTGCTGACGGCGGGTGTACTTGCCCAGGCGATGTGGCTAAAGCATTTGTTGCAGGCGCAGACTTTGTTATGCTGGGTGGCATGTTAGCCGGACACGACGAAGGTGGTGGCACAGTCGAAGATGGCAAGGTAAAGTTTTATGGCATGAGTTCAGATACTGCCATGAACAAGCATCACGGTGGTGTTGCCGAGTATCGTAGCAGTGAAGGTAGAACTGTAGAAATTCCTTACCGCGGTGCTGTCACGCATACTGTGATGGATCTACTTGGAGGCTTGCGTAGCACCTGTACCTATGTTGGTGCACCAACACTCAAGCAGTTGCCCAAATGTACTACCTTTATTCGCGTCAACAGACAAATCAACGATGTGTTCCTAAAGTGAGATACTTTTCTTATAACGAATACGACCCAGATTCACCTAGAGCAGATGACACTGGCGGCTATGTGGAAACACTATCCGAAGAAGAGATTCGCGCTAGGTACTGGCCGTATTGGTATAAGAAAATGTGTGAAAAATTTGGTCAAGAGCATGTGGACAAAAACTACTGCTTCGAAGACTGTTTAGTTGATTGGCAAGTTGTTAACTGGGCATGGGAAGTAACAAAATGAATCAAGAAATTCTTGGCTATGACCTTCAAGGTCAACCTATTCATAAAACACCGAAAGGATCTATTGTGACTCAGGCATTTATTCTTTGTTCAATGTGCAGGAAACCTATTAGTAATGTTGGCGGGCCAAGGCATGGTAGCGAATGTCTTGATTGTCATCCTATTCGTCAGGCATTTGAATCTGAGTGTTATCCTAATTTTAGTCCTGACTCTGCTCACGGGCTTAGGCGAAAGCCCAATGGCGAATATATTAGCAATGTATTAGAAGATCATTGGCAAACTTTTCAAGAGGGCTGGGAGCAAGCAATGAAACACTTGCAAAATAAGACCAACTCGTGCTATAGTGATATAGTCAGCACTGGCGGAATGGATCCAAGATGAGTAACTTATGGTTTAATATTCGTTTTGGTGTATACCACTGGCAGTGGGGACCTGATGGCATGACATGGCGTGAAAACCCTGCTCAGATTGAATGGCGTAGCAGAGAACCCGAAACTTGGCGTTGGTTTTGTGTTTATTGTTTATTTGGAAAACATCTATGAACGAACGAATTAAAAATTTAACGATTGATGAAATGATTGACTGTCTGCATAATCCCACATCAGACAAGCGTAGCCTTGCTGAACTGGATACAGTAATTGATGAAATCATTGATCGTAATCCAGAATGGGTTGAACACATCATGAGAATTGTAGAACAAGGCCAAGGAAAGTAAAAGAATGAATTCAATGACACGAGAAGAAGAGATCCTAACTGTTCTGCAAGAAGAATGTGCCGAAGTCAGCCAAATGGTGTGTAAGATCCGTAGGTTTGGCATTGACGAGACTCACCTCAAGGAAGGCGGATCTAATCGCGAGCGCCTAACCGAAGAAGTAGGGGATTTACAAGCGGCGATAGATCTGTTAAAATTACACAATATAGTCAATGAACATGATATCGAACTAGCCAAGCAACGCAAGTTTGAAAAGTTAAAAAGGTGGTCAAAAATCTATGAATGAATTTAAAGTAAGCGAAATCTTTTACTCAGCACAAGGTGAAGGACGCTTTGTAGGTGTGCCCAGTGTGTTCTTTAGAACATTTGGTTGTAACTTCAAGTGTGCAGGATTTGGTTTGCCCAAGGGCGAAAAAACCACAGAGCCTGATGAGATTGGTAAAAGTGTTCACTTATACAAGACATTCAACGACTTGCCATTGGCCAAAGCCGGTTGCGATAGCTATGCTAGCTGGCATCCTGCCTTTAAGCATTTGAGTCCAACTTATACAGTTGATCAAAGCATTGATGCAATGCTGGCATTGACTCCCAACCATCACTGGAAGCAAAACAACGGCAATGATGTTCATTTGGTTGTTACTGGCGGTGAACCGTTGCTGGGATGGCAACAGCTATATCCTGCACTACTGAGTCATCCTAGAATGACAGACCTCGACAACCTGACATTTGAAACCAATGGTACTCAAATGTTGCATGACGAATTTTACGATTATCTTTTCCAGGACTGGACTAGGTTTGGTCGCGATGCTGATAATCTTACATTTAGTGTTAGCCCTAAGCTTAGTGCCAGCGGCGAGCGTTGGGAACAAGCTATCAAGCCAGATGTAGTACAACAGTATCAAACTGTTGGGCATGTTTATTTGAAATTTGTAATTGAAAAAATTGAAGACTTTGAAGAAGTAGATCAAGCAGTTATGGAATTTAGAGCTGGTGGCTTTGGTGGACAGGTCTATGTAATGCCCGTAGGTGGCACTGATGCCGCTTACTTTGCAAACAACAAACACATTGCTGACGAAGCTTTAGCAAGAGGTTATCGTTACAGCCCAAGATTGCATGTGGACATTTGGAGCAACGGATGGGGCAAATGAAAGCTCAAATTCCAGCAGTAGGAATACTCAAGCGCAGTGATTATGGCGATAGCAAATCTTATCAGATTGTGTGCGAGTGCCATAATCCTAATCATGACCATAATGTTTGGGTAGAAGCCGAAGATACCGGAGTTACTGTTACCACCTATACAACTCAAGTAACCAAGCTCTGGGAACTAAGCAGATGGAAAACTATCTGGATTCTTTTAACCAAGGGCTATGTTGAATACCAAGCAAGTATTATTATGACTCAGCAACAGGCGCTGAATTATGCTGAAACTTTGAAATCAGCCGTTAGCGATGTAACAAACCTTCGAAAAAGTTCTAAACCTTGATATATACGGCTATGAACACCAAAATTCAAACATGGACACATTCGTGCTCTACTAGTGGTACATTTGTTGTATTGCGACTAGATGAGATTTGCCCGCGATGCCTTATTAATCACCAACTCCATGCCCTCCGCCACGATGGATTTTTAGTTACTCCTGCCAGCAACCCTAAGAAATTTTTAGAAAAGAGTAAGGTTAAGCTTGCAGCTTTATTTGCTCCTAAGCAACAGATTAAAAAGAACATAGATGAAGATGAGCAAACACAGCACCTCCATAGAATCGGATAAGCATGCCAGTGACACAAATCCGTGTCTTGGCATTTGTCAATCGGACGCAAAAGGATACTGCATAGGCTGCTATCGCACACAAGACGAAAGAGAAAAGTGGTACACTGAATCAGTCAAGTGGCGCGAGCAAACTTTAAAAGAATTGTCCTTGAGGGAGACAAGGGCCTTTGAATGATAAACATTGCTCGACCTGTTAAATTATTAAATTTACTTTCGCGCGATAGCTGGATCTCTCTGCTTCAGTCTCCAAGGTTATTGCTCAACTACGAATACCACGATATTGCTTTTTTTGCATTACTGGCTTATATTAAGAAGCCCAGTAACATATTAGACCTGGGCAGCTACACTGGCTTTTTGCCTTTTTTGGTCGAGCGGGTAACATTGCTATCCAACTCATCTCAAAGATATAATTGGACTTTGGTTGATGATTCTAGGTATCTCAGTGAACTAAGGTCGTCTATTATTAACAATAATCCATTGAGTGGAAAAGGACTCAAAGAAGTACACAAAATAAGTTGGCTTAAAAGTAGAGTGCCTCCTACCATTGGTTCAATTTTAAACGAACATGGCGATTATTATTTGCCGCCGGTTGAACCCAACGAGTTTGCTGATTTTTGGAAAAAGTTTTCTTGGGTCGTTAGCATAGAGCAGCCCCAAATGTCTATGTACAAAACTTTAGAAAGCGTTCCTCCGGATCTAAAATTTGACTTGGTGCATTTTGATCTGGCAGCAGGCAATACAGAAAACTCAGAAGTGTTTAACTACCTGAGACAAAACTATCTAAAGGACGACTCTATCGTTGTTTTTGATGATGTTGAAATTGCACATCCTAAAATGTTGCTGTTTTTCTTGGATGTTATAGAGCAGACTGAATACAGACCAGTTGCCATTGGAATGCAAAAAATTGCAGTAATGAACCGAGCATACAAAGATGCTTTCATTGACATAACTAGTCAACTAGGCCTGTTGGACTTCAGTAGCGAACCTTTTAGAGATAAGTCCAATGAAGCCTACAAATTTTTCCCCGAAACAAGCAGTCGTTGGGGACAGTATCTTAACCTAAGGGCAAAAACCTAAAATGTTTAAATTCATAAAAAATCTATTCAATCGCAAACCTACTGCTAAGAGTATGCGAGACAATCCAGAACCTTGGGTACAGGTTATCAAAGCTAATTTAGATCCAAGTAATCCCAAGCAAGGTTATTTTGAACTTGAATGGAACCCGGCCTTTGTGCGTCATTTAATGGATCATGGATATCGTGGACCTACTCCCGAAGATATTGTTGATCAATGGTTCACAGAGCTGTGCCGCAATGTTGGCATGGATGGTGTTGCTGAAGGGTCGTTTGTGGCAGACGCAGGTAGAATGTCCACTAACGAAAAAACACGCAAGCAAGAGTAAACATGCAGGATCGTAAAAAGCTAATCTATGGCAAAGGTTGGTTGTTAAAAAAATCTTATATCAAAGACTCTTTGATTGATATATTTTACGATCGCATAGATCGATTAGGACCGCGGCGAGCCATTGACATCAATAAAAACTACGCCGAAGGTGCTGGAATACTTGATTTAGGCAAGCTGGCTATTTGGTGGAGTCAACAGGTTCTAGACTGGCCTGAATTTCAAAGCATTGAAAAAATAACATTTGACCTAGTTCGTAGTATTTTACTAGATCCAAGACTGTATGCGGCTGATGTTGTGACCATTGAACCTGGTAGCAACATTATAAATCCTCATGTAGATACTCCGCATCGTTTTCCAGAATGGAATTTTGATCAGCGACTATTGGCACTACAGTTGATCATTCCTTTGCACGACATTGACAGCAAGTCAGGCAGCACTGGATTGGTTGATCAAAGCCAGCTTGAAAATTATCCCATTGACGATTGCTACCAAGGCAAATATAATCAAAGCTTTTTGGATCTAGTCAAGCAACCAAAAATGCCCAAAGGATCTGTGCTGTGCTATAACGCAAGGCTCTTGCATTCAAGTATGCCCAATCCAAGTACTCGACCTAGAAAAGCATTGCTGATCCACTATTGCGAATCCAGTATCAATAAAGCTCTTTGGTCCATTGATAACATTTGGTCATCATTGGTGCCTTAAAAAACTAGAACACAGAAATGACTTTAAAAGTAATAGGGGTATACTCTAGTAACTCTAGACTGGATCGTAACAAAGTTCTACAAGACACTACTATAAACAAAGAAATTTATAGTGGGAATGAGTGGCGGGAGGATACACCTGTTACAGATACACATCAACTTTCTAGTGCTACGCGATTATCAAGACTTACTGAAATAACCAAGCAACTGCTGTCTACACCTATTACAAAATTACCACAAGACTATATTATACTTTCACCTGGCGGTGTACATGGTGATAAACATTTCGCATCACCGGAACGAGCAAAAAGAGATGGCATTTCATATATACGACAACGAGTTAATCAAGTAAACATCTTTGCCAAAGAAGAGCTTGATCGACTTAATAAAAAAATTAATACCAGTGTACAGGGCGGGGCACTAGGCGAAAACATATTGACAGAAGGATTTGATATTGACTCGTTGCCGCTGAATACAATATTAAAAATTGGAAATGAAGTAACATTACGAGTCTCGGCACGCCGATCATTTTGTGCTAAATTCATTGGGGCATTTTATAGAAAGGATTACTTTACAAAAAATGATCACGATAAATTTGACAAAGAGAGGACAGGTCTTGCTACACAAGTAATAACAGGTGGTATTGTTAAAGTAGGCGACTTGATAGAAATTATCATGCCAGCCACACATGTACCGCTTACAATAAAAGGAGCCATGGTAAAATTTGAATTGCACAATCCAAATGATCCGACTTCTCCGCCAATCCCGGACCTAAAGTAGGTCTTGACAACTCAACCCTTTAATGTTATACTATTCACATGAGCTACTTACTTGTTGATGCCGCAAATCTTTTCTTCCGTGCTCGTCATGTGATCCGTAATGGTGATCCTGAAGAGCGTGTAGCTATGAGCTACCACATTATTCTTGCCGCAGTCCTTAAACAATGGCGCGATAGGCAGGGCAAGCATGTGGTATTCTGCTTTGAAGGTCGTAGCTGGCGTAAGGATCACTATGCTCCTTATAAGGCGCAGAGAGCAGATGCTCGAGCCAAACATACTGTCAAAGAAGCCGAAGAAGAAAAGCTTTTTTGGGAAAGCTTTGACAAGTTCTACGAGTACATTAGCACCAAGACCAATGTGACAGTTCTTCGCAACGCAGTTTGCGAAGCTGACGACTTTATTGCTCGTTGGATTCACTTGCACCCGAATGACAATCATATTATTGTTTCTAGCGACAGCGACTTCGAACAACTCATTGCACCCAATGTGCAACTGTACAACGGCATCGCTGGTGTGCTGACCACACACGAAGGCTACTACGACGACAAGGGCCGTGCTGTAGTTGACAAGAAGACCAAGGAAGTCAAGCCAGCGCCAGATCCTGAGTGGCTGCTTTTTGAAAAATGTATGCGCGGTGATACCAGCGATAACATCTTTAGTGCGTACCCTGGTGTTCGTGAAAAAGGTTCTAAAAACAAGGTTGGTCTTAGAGAAGCCTTTGCTGATAGAAACAACAAAGGATTCATGTGGAACAATCTCATGCTACAGCGTTGGACCGACCACGAAGGAGTCGAACACCTGGTGCGAGATGATTACGAACGAAATCGTGCTATCATTGACCTAACTGCACAACCTGACAATATTAAGGCAGTATTAGACGAAACAATTGCCCAAGCAGTTCAGCGTGAGCGAGTACCAAACGTAGGTACCCATTTTATGAAGTTCTGTGGTAAGTATGGATTACAAAAGGCTTCTGAAAATGCTCAATATCATTCTGATTGGATGGCGTCATCGTATAACTAAAATTTTTATTTTTTGCGGATTAGCTGGGCTGGCCGTATGGGCACTCCCTGCAATCGCACAAGCCTTCTTGCTCAGAACAAATTGGGTATGTAGTAATACTCAAACAGTTGTTGAGGCTCTCAAAGAAGCCAATGAATCAGTTAGAGCAATCGGCAAGTCACAGACTAGCGATAACGAATCCATAATTATGTCGATTTGGGTTGCTAAAGACGGCAGTTGGAGTATCATTGCCACTAGTCAAAAAGATCCTAGCGTAAGCTGTGTTGTGATCACTGGCGACGGATTTACTAGATATAACTTATCCAAAGATTCCATTTAAGCCCTGTTTAATAGGTTCATTATATATGCACTTTTGCTAAATAAGTGCATGAGTAGACCTAAGCCAACCATTATCCTAACACATACTAATCCAAGAACTTATAAGAGCGAAGAAGTTCTTGCGGCTGATGCGATCTATGCGGTTTTCTACAAAGATAAGCCTATTAACCTACGAACATTAAACAGCCTAGTTAGCTATCCTGGGCCAAAATACAAAAAAGTAAGCTTTAGCAATCCAGGACACGCATTTAACCTTGCAGATCGTTTGAACAAAATGTTTAAGGTAAACGATTTTTCTGTAGTTGAACTCAAGCAAGGAAGGCGCATCAATGAAGCAGGAACTAGCTACAAAGATAGTTGAGTACCTAGCTCAATATCCGCTTCCGCATATTTGGGGTAACACAAAAATAACCCCATATTCCGTTTTTAAAAATTATCAACCAGGGCGCCAAAAAGGACTAAGACTAACAACATTTGGTTGGGAGCTGATGAAGCCTCACTTTCGTTATTGGTCTTACAAATGTCCAGCTGGATGGTCACCTAAACCCGGTC